CCTCCGGTGCCGCTTCGCCATCAAACAGTTGCGTGAACAACATCGGAACCGCTGTGTCCGTGGTCTTGCCGTTCTTCTTGCCGACCTGGTGGTACGTGTCCCGAAACCGGCGATAACTTGTTTCCTCGTGCTTCCAGCCAAAGACGGAGCCATGCCGAAACACCTGCCAAGGCTGCAATTCCATCGGCTGGCCCGCTAACGGTCCCTGCGTGTGGTGCAACATCTTTGCGAAATTGCAAATGGTTGTGGCCGCCTCGCAATCAAAGACCAACCCGCGCTCTTTGGCTGTGTCCAGATCCAGCAAGTGGCGCTCACAGGCCATCCGCACCAACTCACCGGTGATGGTGTCACCTTCCAAAACACTGGTCGCGTAGCGGCTCACCGGATGATCAAGCGGGTGCACTCGGCCCGCCTTTAAGTTGGTCCATCAACTTGTCAAACAGGTCGCCCTGTCCGCCGCTGCTGATCCGGCTTTCATCCACCGGCGTCAAACCAAACAGCGCCGCATCCCGGCGCATCTGATTCATCGCCTCGTTCTGCGCGGTCCATGCCGCCGTTTTCTTGTGCTGTGTCCCGTTGCGCGTCTTGGTTTCATACCAAACACCGTGCAAAGCGATGTCGTTTGTTGCGCGGATGAAATTGGCTACCGCCTCGCAATAGCTGGCGAACTGGTAGCGATAATGAATCTTCAACCGATCCAGGCGCGCCCGCTCCGGGGCAAGTTCATCCCAAACCTGCCGCCCAAGTTCCGTCAGCATGTCCGGCGCTTCCAGCACCGGCTTTTCCATGTCGCCCTTCATCGGGATCACGTTGCCCAACGGCGTAGGTTTTGCACCTTTCATCGTGTTTCCCCAGACTTTGGCCACTCACCCCACAGCGACCCAACATTGAAATTAATGGCTACGAGTGGGCTTTTTCCCCCAATTCCAACCGCGGAAAAAATGAGGTATCCCCGCCGGTTTCAGAAAGCGCGGTCAGATTTTTGACCCAACCCCCTACTGTTCGCCAAGACCTCGCGCGCCGTCTTTCGGCTGTGGCATGGCTTGCACAGCGGTTGCCAATTGGTCCGGTCAAAGAACAGATCGCGATCCCCGCGATGCGGTTCGATGTGGTCAACCTCTGTCGCCGCAACCACCAAACCCAATTCACCACAATCAACGCACAGCGGATTGCGGGTCAGGAACACGCGGCGGCCAGCCTTCCATGCCGGAGTTGCATAGAGCTGGATACCTGTCTGCGCCGCTTCACCAAGCTTTGCCTTCGCGCGCCGCTCTGCCAGCTTTTCTTTGCGGCGTTCTTCGTGCATCGGACAATGCGCGCCGCCCTCAACCGCCAGGTCATCGCAGCCAGGACGGCAGCACACTTTGCGAATTACCATTGCCACCAACTCCACAAACGAAAGCCCAACAAAAAACGCCCGCCGGTTTCCCGTGGGCGTTCTTGTGGATGATGCATATTCAGTAAGGGGCTGACGACCTTTTCGTCAATGACGAATTTACAACCATCTGTAAATGAACAACTTTTGAACTGCCGGCCACAATAAATCTGACAAAGTTTGTTCTGGGGCCACTGTTTCCGATGTGCCTCGCCACAAAATGCTATGGCCAAGGCCGAGGTCATTCGGAGGCAAGGTCCACAACAAGTTACCAGACCACCGTTGTCACATTTCTCAAAGGGGTTGTGGAGGCTGCTTATCCGGGAGCGAATGTTCGATCATCGATGTCTCATCGAAACCTTCGGGTACCGCTATTAATCTCCGACGTTGGCTCTATGTAGTTTCATGATCGGTTAGGATGGTTTTTGCATTCCCACGCCCAGGAAGCGGAGCGTTTGAATTTCGATTGGTGTACACCCTGTAAGGGGTAGGAGAGACAATTAAGGGTGTACACCGTCCGAGAGTGAATGTTTCCATGGTGCTTGAATAATCGGATTGTAGGAACTCCAATTAAGATTAGGTAGCTGACCATTTAGGTTATGCCTCTAAGCACTTGAAGATTTCCGGCAGCGAGCAGCCCCGCGATAGTTTCAGTCATTTATACTTGGTAAATACGGCAAGGAGCTCGGAGATAGAGGTAGACTTTGCCACTTGCACAACGAAACTTTGAAAATCGGCAAATGACCCTTTCAGATCAGACAATACGGCTTCCTAATCGCAAGTCACTCCCAGATCGGATTGCACGGCGCACCAAAAGCTGCTGCTCGCGTCCTATGCGACTGCGTTGGCCCTGCCATCCGGTCCAAAGCCGCAGCCAAAGCCCTGGTCAGCGCCTTCACATGCTCACCTTTGGCGCTCTGCCCAACCCTGACCCAACCCGCACCGCGTAACACATCCGTCATGGTCTTATCATGCAGGCACACGGCATCGACCAAAGTGCGGTCCAAGATCATGCCACGGCGGTTGCATCTGGATGGTCGCACCCCGCGCACCGACAGGGCCACACCGGACCCAATGCGCTCGCGGATGCGCGCCAAATTGGTGCCATCCGCGAGCAAGGCAACAATAAAGGCGTCACCATCGCTGCCACCACCAGACAGGCTTTCAACAGACGAACATTTGACACCCTTGCTGTCATACTTCTCAAACAGTGCGCGGTAGGTGCGGCCCATACCAATCTGCGCCGATGTGAAAGGCGGAATATAAACCGGCAGGTCTTTGCCCGCGCGACCGGCACGATTGGCTGCTTTGGTATACGCCGTCCGCGCCTTACCCTCGATCACGTCGAAGGCATCACCTATGTGCATCGTCTTGCGCCCCTCAAAGCCATCCTGTACCCAACGCAGGCCGCCGCTATCTGTGCGGACAATCTTGCGCATGTCGGTTACTCTGATAGGCCCACGCGCAGGAGCCTCGGGCACAGGCCCCACATTGTCAGGCACAGCGCCCATCGCGCGCACCTCGCCAATGCGCCACGCCTCTGTGCCCACAATGTTCGCATCAACCGCACGGCCACATCCATTACGATCCATTAGATAAACGATGCCTTCACTCACGCCGCCGCCCCTTCACTTGCTGCCTGACGCACGTCGCGGCATTCCTGCATGGCCGCTTCACGCCGATCATAAAACGCCTGTTCCTCCGCCGCGATGACGTCTCCCCGATCAATGCGCATTTGAATATCGCGATGCCGCCGCATAGCCTGATAGGCGTCTTTCTTAATGTTGTTTACAGTGAAGCCACCCGGCCACTTGCGTTCACCCAATGGCACGGCGCGAAACCACTTCATAAGCTCTGGTGCCCAACCATCGCGGATCGCGTCCGCCCCAAGCTGGTTGGCAAACACTTCCTGCATCAAAGGCGACACCGATTTTCCGCCGGTAGGCCGCCTCGTATCCTTCACCCGCCCCAAGAGAACCTGACCATTCGGCACCCGATCCTTTTGCGGCCCACCGGGATGCGCCTGCGCCCACTCACGCAATTCATTCAACTGCGCCTCACTCAACGCCGCCAAACATCCGCACACCATGCGCTTCATCTTCTCATAACCTGCCTTGGTGGTTGTGGTAGGTCGCCCAAGGCCCAACCCCTCCAACGGATCAAACAAAAGCGCCATCACTCGCGCCTCACCTTCGGCTTGTGCCGCTGCATCCATGCCTTTCCCCTTCTCTGAAAATCCCACTTATCCAC